GGTGTTGGCGGCTGAACAGTTCCCTGCTGATTTCGCAGCGCATCCAGTTCATTGAGTTGCGCTTGTGTTTTGGGATCAACTGTTGGTGTTTGATTTTCTGGCTGGGTTTGTGTTCCTGCTTGTTGTATATTATTTTTTTCAACCACCTTAAAAATAATTGCTCCAATCACAAGCAATGTTATAATTCCTATGGTACCAAATATAATTATTGTTTTTGTTTTGTTTTGCATATAGTTTTATTTAATTAATTAATTTATAATAACCATTTAATAATTGAAATGTATAACCTCTTGACCTTTTGCCTTTTGGTATAAAAAACGCTTCGCCTCGTCCGTCTGTTATTATTTTACCTGTTGTAACTATTCTATGCGTAAACATATCATTATCTTTACTTGCCACTATTTCAATATTTCCACGGTATTCAAATTTTGGCTCATCTCGTCTTGGCTTTGGTATTTTAAGATAACCATTTGCGAACATTTCAATATCTTTAGCTTGTTCTTTAGCTCTATCTTCTTGATGATTAGCTAAATAAATTTCACGATGTAATTGTTCGTGCAATTCGTCGGGTATATTTTCTTTTGATAAAACATAACTTTGGATAGTAGAAAAGTATCTTGTTTCGTCTTTGTGTTCTTTGCACCATTCTTGGTATAATTTCCAAACTGTTGGTATTGCGTCCCTATCAAAATCTTTTTTTATTTTATAATCTTTTAATGCTTGTTCAAGTTCTGTTTTCATATTTATTCCCCCGCCTTTATTTTATACGCTGGCGGGTTTGGCGTGTTAGTTTGTTTTTAATGTTATAAGACTTTTTTTATAAGCTCTATGCTCTCGCATAGTCTCTCTCCATTTGTCTTTATTATAGTATTGCTTCGAGCCTCCGCGAGCTAGCCTGTTAGCATAGTTTATAGCCTTGCGTTCGGGGTAGATGATAAACTGTATTAGCCTATGGTCAACCCCGTAATCTCTCGCAATGGCTCTTATTGCCTCCCCGTTCTTTTGTCTCTGTATAATATAGGCATATTCTGTTTGTGGTATTTTTATGCGTCTATCATAACCAACGGGGATTTTAATTTTATCTATTGGGCTTGGCATAACTTTAAATAGTTAAAAAGTCTTTACATTCTGCTATTAGGTCTTTATCTTCCATATTACGAAGTTTTGCAATACCTGTTATTTTTGGCGTTCCTGTTGATGTATAAACTCCTTTGACTTCAATAATAGCGGGTATTTCTTTTTTAATTCTACTATCACCACCGAAATTTTCTTTTACTGTTTCACTGAAACAATATTGCTTTTCTGTATCAATAAAATCTATCTTCCATATTCCATAAGCCCAGTTAGCTTGGCTTGGTGCGTTATAACCTATTTTTGATATTGTAATTGCTTTCATTTTTAATCCCCCGCCTTTATTTTATACGCTGGCGGGTTTGGCGTGTTATGTTTGTTTTTAATGTTATGCCTCGTACACATCACCATAGTTTTTATGTCCTAAAACATAGAAACCAGCTTTTTTAGATTGCTCTTCGAGATTATTATCTTGCATTGATATGTCTTTGATTCTTGTTTCTTTAGTAGTAAATGGTAAAGAATAAGCTAAATCCCCAATTGTTTCGTATTTATGGTATATGTCCATGCGTTTGTCGTCTTTCATTGTGTTAAATAATACTTTTATTGTTTTTCTTATTAGTTTGTTGTACATGTTAGTTATAAATTTCATTAGGTGTAAAATAATGCGTATATTTTGGACTAGATTTTACGCAATAAGTATTTTGTTGAGCAAAGCCATCAAAATAATCTTTTCCTTTTGTTAATGGACTACTGCACCACTCTTGTGCTTGTTCTGTTTTAACTCCCGCCATTATTAGTATTTTTTTACCATTTTGCTTAAATCTGATTATATCTTTCATTTTATTAGTTTTCCCTTTAATCCCTACACAAGGCAAACAATGCTTATATAGGGATTGGAGGGTGTTTAATTAATTAATAGTTTAGAATAGGATTGCGCATACTAGTAGTAGCCCGATAGCTATAGCACAAATCCAGCAGATAACTTCATTTAAAATCAATAAACGCTTAATCTCTTTTGCTGTCTTTTTTGTCCTCATCTCTACAAACTCGCAACCTCTATAATTTTTTATCTTACACATATATTTTAATTTATATTAATATTAATTGATTGACCTTTATTACTAATCTTCGTTTGCGTCTACTACTACGAACAAACCATTCCACCACCCGAACCCTAAACCTTTAGCCTTTAATCCCTCTTTAAATTGCTCTATACTCATAGCGATTTTTAATTTATTACATTGATAATGTATCGACCCTATAACCTTATACATATATACTAGCATATACATATATACTAGCAAGTTTTACTATGTGGATAACTGCCTCCTGTAAATCAGCCCGTGTGTTATAATATATATTAATATAGTAGCATACTAATATGGTAATGTCAATAGTAAACTAAGCAGAGTATCAGCTTAAAGATAATGAAAAGGTGAACGAGCGTTCATATATATATTAATAGTTAAACTGTATAGAGTGTTATACTTAGGATTAGGTTGGGGTCCTTCCTCACCCTCTCCTCTCTCCTCTAAAGAATAAAACATACTATATATAGAGCTTTAAAAGTCTTTTTATCGTCTCATAGAGGGGTATCTTCTGGGGTTAGAAGATATAGAATGGATTAAGCCCCAAAAACGATATGTGGATTTTGATGTTTTGGTTAAATTTAATTAATTAACGCACTACGCTAAAGCTCGAGCTCCTACAAATAGGGTTGGAGTATTCTCCGATAGTATTATTTTTTAAGTAATTTATACTGTTTGATGTCAGTTGTTTATCCTTTACCCAGAACTATCTCTGGCAATAGGAACGGCGAGCTTCACCGTCTACTTAAATTTATTCAATTATCTCTATTATAGCATACCTAATATTTTTTCTGCAATTGTATTCTAATTTATTTTTCATAGTTGCCTTAGATTTAAGTTGTTACGACCCCCCTACCCCCCCAAAGATAAAAAAATCTTTAGAAAAGTAGAGAAGCATTGTTGCCTTGAGTTCTCGGTGTCTATTTTAGCCGACACAGCACAACGCTTATACTGGCATGGTTTAAAGTCGCCCAGTTAACCCCCACGACTATATAAACAAAAATCCCCCAACAAGTAATTTGCTGGAGGTATCGTGTGAGCCTCTCCCTTTCGGGAAAAACTTGCAGGGGAATTTTTGTATACGATATCACCAGCAATTAAATTATATTCCCACCGCAATTTAATGTCAAGTGTTTTACTAGTTGACTGTGGATATCTTTTTGTTCTATAATAAAAATAATATGGAAAATGTTAATCTAATTGAAACAGACGAAGAACAAGATGGAAAAACTTTAACTATTGAATACACTCCATTATCTACTAGAAAGAAAAGACGAACTCGAGCTGAAATGGCTGCTGATAAAGATAGGGCTATTATGAACAAAATAAATGGAACGCCTATTACTGTTACAGACCCACAGAACGCTAGTGAGGTTCTGTTAAATGCAATCAATAGAGTTATCCATGTCTATAACAAGGTTGCTGAGTCTATTACAGAGGAAGAGATTAAGGAAATGAAGACCAGTGACAAAATTCTAGCTCTACAGAAGCTCTCCTATATTCATGCTGCAACAAAGAAGACTCCAAGTAAAACTAATATGAACTTCTTTAAAATTAATTCTACCAAAGCTAGTGTTGAAGATTTAGAGGCGGCGATTATTAATGTTAATCAGCCTGACGAGGAATAATGAGATTCCAACTAATACAAGATTACTATAAGGGGGAGGAATATAAAACTAAACTCAAAGAACGTTTTGATGCAATGCAGTTATTGGCAGCTGATTCAATTAACCAGAAGCAGTTGTTGCGAGATTTATATGCCAATGATTTTGAAGGATTCTGTGAGAACTTTTTATTTCTAATGATTCCAGAATTCAATGACTCAATCAAACCCTTCTTCTTATTTCAATACCAGAAAGATATTATTACAAAAATACGGGAAGCAGAAGCTAGTGGAGATGATGTTGAAATCTTGATTGATAAACCTAGGGGGATGGGATTATCGTGGTTGATTGTTGCCTATTTTGTTTGGCGTTGGCTCTTCTATCCCAACTGGACAGCCTTCCTTCTTTCTCGTACTGAAGTTGAAGTTGATGATGGAACTCAAGTACCAAACAATAGTTTATTTTCTAAGTTTCGTTGGTTGGTTGCACACTTACCAGCTTGGACACTTCCAGATGGTTTTAAATTAAAACAAGAAAAGGGAAATTCTAACGATTCTACTTTAAAGATAATCAATCCTGAAATCAAGTCAGGTATCTTTGGGAGTTCTACTAATAGTAATGCAGGAAGGTCGCGTAGGTATAGTCTGGTTTTTGTCGATGAATGTTTTTCAATTGATAGATTTACTGAAGTTCACCGCTCCCTTACCTCAGTTGCTCGTGTGCAACTTTATGTATCAACCACTAAAGCAAGTCGTGAAGCAAAAGCCTTTAAAGATTCTATCAAAGATAAATACTATATTAGCTTAGAGTGGAGAGACCACCCATGGAAAGATGAAATATGGTACAAACAACAATTAGAGAAAGCAGAATTTGACCCTGAAGCAAAGAAGGAAATTGATAAGGGTTATTCTGTTGCCAAAAAAATGCAGTACTATCCTGAAGTAGAGCAAGCTAAAACTATAACAATTCAATATAATCCAAACTTGCCACTTTATTGCGGCTTAGATTTTGGTAAAGGAGACTTAACTGTTATTGTGTGGGCTCAGTTTGACGGTAATCAAATAAATATTTTAGAGTGTTATGCTAATAGTGGCAAAGGAACAGCAGCATGGTACGCTCCCTTCTTAGTTCCTAATTATGTTATTGACCCAAACTTAGTCTATACTCCAAAAGCACTAGACTTTATTAAGCACATTCAAAAGTGGGCTAAGCCTGTTGGTTACTTTGGAGAGTTAGCTCATAGTATCAAGTCAATGGCAGACAACTCTTCAATCGCAAGTTCTCTAGCTCGTTGTGCAATCCGTTTAATGTGGAATACCTTTGCAGTAGAGCACGAACCTCGTCGTATTGCCACTGCTCTATTACTTCCAAAGATGGTTTTTAATGAGGCTTCTCCCAATGTAATGAAACTGTTAGACGCGGTGGAGAACTCTCGATATGGAACAGCAACTTCAAGTAAAACAAGTTCGATGAAACCAGTTCACGATGACGAAATCGCTGATTATCGAGCTGCTCTAGAAAACCTATGTGTTAATGTTGGAAGAATTTTTAAAAGTCAAAGAAAAGAAAGTACTGAAGGCAAAATGAATGAAGGTGGTTTTATTAATAAACTAATTCAAAACTTGCGTGTGTAATTTATTATTAGTATAATATTTATATTATAAAGTTCGTAATTAAAACATAAAAAATGTCAACAAAAATATTTAGAGGTGCAGAAGCTCGTGAGAAATTATTAGCTGGAATGAAGGAAGTCTTTGACGCGGTGTCTCCAACTTTCGGAGGAAACGGTCGCAATGTAGTTTTTAATAAATGGTCAGGAACTCCAGTTGCAAGTAATGACGGAGAAAATATTGCGGACCAAGTTATTCCAGAAGATTTATCCTTACAGCAAGGAGCTAATTTATTAAAGCAAGTTGCTCGTAATACTAATGCTGAATTAGAAGATGGTTCTACTGCCACTATTATTAACTCTTACACACTAGCTAAGAATGGAGTTGAAATGCTTAATTCAAATACAAGAATAAGTCCTATGAAGTTGCGAAAAGAAATGAAGGACGCAACTGAAAAAGTTTTAGTTGAATTAAAAAATTCAGTTGTTACTTTGCAGACATTAGAAGACTTAGAAAAACTTGCCATCACTTCTGTTGAGTCAGAAGAATACGGAAAGATTATCGCAAAAACTATTTATGAAGCTGGAGACAATGGTATTGTTTATGTTAATGAACATAAAGATATTGGTATCAGTGTTGAACAAGATGAAGGCTATCAATTTAGACAAGGATTACTAACTCCATATTTAATTAAAAATCCAGATAGAATGGAGACTGTCCTTGAAGATGTTGCTGTTTTAATTACTGATGTTCAGATAAATTTTCCTACAAATGAATTTTTAGGATTGATGGAGGAGTTGGTTGCCAAGCAAGGAAGAAAGAATATATTAATTGTTTGTGATGAGATTGACCCACGTTTGGTAAAGTTTGCTGTGCAGAATATGTTTGCAGGTAAATTTAATTTAATGTTGGTTAAAAAGCCAATGCAGAAAGAGTATTTAGAAGATATTGCTGCTATTGTTGGAGCAACTGCGATGACTGGAGATAAGGGAATGATTTTTCCAAAGATAGAATATTTTGGTAACGCAAAGAAGGTTGTTTTAAATATGAAGAATACAACTATCTTTATTGATGATTCAAAGATAACTGGAGCAGTTGGTTATGTTAATGACCTAAAGGCACAATTAGCTATTTGTGAAGATGAAGTATCAAAGATTAAATTAGAGGAAAGAGTTGCTAGGCTAACTGGTAAAATCTTTATCTTAAATGTTGGAGCAAAGACTGAAGCTGCCTTAAAGCATTTAAGAGATAAGGTTGATGATGCTGTTAACTCCCTAAAGAAAGTTTGGAAGGTTAAAGACGATGGGGTTGTCACTGGTGGTGGAACTGCACTGTTTAAGGCAGGACAAAAACTATTAAAAGGTGAGAACTTAACCAATGGAGAGTTCTTAATTTATCATGCTTGCTCTGCTCCACTTCTACAGTTACTAAGGAATGGAGGAGAAGATGATATTATTTTAGAGAAGATTGAAGAAAATGGCGGTGGATATAACGCTATTACTATGGAATACGAGCCAGACATGGTTAAGGCTGGGATTGTTGATGCTACGAAGGTTATTTCTACCTCCTTTTCTAATGCTTCTGACTTTGCAGGAGACTTCATTACTTATGAGGTGTTAATAACTCCATTGCCTGAGGTTGCACAAAACAACAATCCTGTTGTATAATAATTCTATGCTTCCTGATATAAAGAAATTCTGCATAAGGGTTTGTAAGAAATATGGATTGTCAAGTTTTTATCTTCCACACAAAGACATCTATATGCTTCACTTTAAAGGAAAAGCTATACAAGGTTTTAATGCACAAGTCTTTTATCAAATGCCAAAAGACGCTCGGGAAAAAGGGTTGCTACCAATTATAAAATTAGGATTGAGAAACAATATTGAAGAAAAATATCGGAATCAGTTCTATACAAAAAAAAGATTAGGAAAAACTATTTACGAGTCGTAACTATTATTATAAACAACCATAATTATTAAATGGCAGACTATACAAAAGAAGCTGTAGATAAAACAAAAATAAACTTAGAGAATCTTCGTGGCAAAATAAGTGACGCAGAGACTCAGGTAATTTCAAAGTCATACGAAGACTATTATAAATTTAAGTCACAGCGAGATAGTTGCCAAGACCAATTTCAAGGAAATCAACTTGAAGATTTTTTGACGACCTCCCGTGAGATGTTCTGGAACTCTGTGGTGACTCCATCTAATGATTTAGCCGCCCTGGATTTATCTTTATCTATCGGTTTTATAAGAAAAGAAGTTTGGGACTTTTGTTCACAATTAACAGCACAAGATTTTCGTGCAAAAATTGATGGAGAAAGTCTTGATGTCTTTGGGGTAAAAGTTCTTCAGTCTATCTACGACAAGTGGAGATTTAAGTCTAATGATAAAGTAGAAAAATTTTGGCAGATTCTTTATGGAGTTGTGAATGGAACTGTTTGTGAATACGTTGGTTACAATAATGCTAAAATTAAACATCGTTATTTAAAGGAATACTCTAAAGCCGAAGGTGGTTATCGAATAGAAGAAAAAGAAGATTATTATTACAATGATGTATGGGTAGAAATCGCTCCACTAGAAGATATTTATTTATCAAAGACTTGGGAACGAGATGTTCAGCGTCAAGGTAAATTGATTTGGAGAAATCAAATGAAGTGGTCAGATTTTAAATTAAACTTTAAATCCTTTGACAATGCTGAGTATGTTTATCCTGGCAACCAAATAGCAGAAGATTCTTTGTTCTTTAGGCTTCTGAAGGGTTCAGGAGTTACTTCCTTTGATATGGTTGAAGTTATTAAGGAGTACGATGTGATTGAGGATGAATACACTATCGTAGCTAATGGAGTTTGGTTAAATCCTATTGGTAAAGGTGAAAACCAAGAACGTGCACCTATGCCATTTAATCACAAGCAAATGCCTTTTGGTTGGACTATTTGGAAAGCTATTGATGAAAAATTTGCATACGGAATGTCTTCTCCTTTTGAACTTAAGGACTATCAGAAGATTTTAAATACTGGTTTGACTATGGGAGTTGAAGCAGAACTTCGGGCTATCGACCCACCAACATTATCTTCTGACTTTGAAGCTCCTGATTTAATTTATGGTCAACATAAAGTTATTCCAGTCAATGATGTTAATGCTTACAAGGTGATGGAAACAAAAGAAGGTTCTTCTTCTTTTTTCCAAATGATAAATTCATTACAGGGATTAATGTCAGCTCAAGCACAAGGAGGAACTCAATCAATCAGTCCTACTAAACAACCAAAATCTTCCCGTGAAGTTATGCAGATGCAGTTAGCTAAACAGCAAGCACTAGGTAACTCTTTATTGATGTACTACAATATGTTACGCCAAGAAATGTTGCTTGTTATTAAAACAGCATTACAGTTCTATCCAGTAAATAAATTTAATGAAAAAAGAATAACTCGTTCAATTAAAATACCACACACTTCATTGATTGGTGGAGGTATGGGGGCTTTGCAAGTTCGTTTGGTTAAGTCAAAGCAAGACGACTTAATTACCTTCTTTGAAGCCATCGAAGAATCTGTAAAGAATGGAAAGATGACACAGATTATTGAAGCTCCTGTTGATGTGTTACGAGACTTAGAGTTTATTATCTCTGAAATTAAAATTGCACCAGCTCAGTCTAATGAAATGGAAAGAGCTACTTGGGTTGAACAAGTATTCAATCCGTTACTACAAAACTTTGTTCAGTCTGGTTTAGTTGACCCAGCTAAATTATACTTACGATTGCTTGAAAAAATGGGAGAACATCCAGCAGACTTTAGCTCTGATAAAATAATGCCACAGTTGATGTCTACTTGGGGAAACGAAATGGAATTTCAAATGCCAGACCCTAATGCAAAAAAGGGAGAGACTGGTGCACAAACTTCAAATCTTAACCAATCAAAAACTGGGATTATGAATGGGGGTGCAGGTTCTCAAGGAATGGGGGCGGACGCAAATGGTGGGGCTAAAACATTAGTTCCCAACTCGTAAATTATTAAAATTAAAACATAAAAAATGAAAATATTAAATTGGAAAATAGAAAAAGTTAAACCACTTGATTTAGAAAAAATTTTTAACGAGCACAAGTACGAATTTGAAACTCTACTTGTAAAAGATTTTATTGGTTATATTCCTAAAGAAATAAACGAGCCAACTTTAAAAGTATTTAGAGAGTTTGGAGAACAATTTGAAAAGTGGACATTATGGCAATCTTGGTACATTAACCATAAGGCAATAAGAGACCCACTTAAAATTACCTTCTATGATGGAATGATGGTTTATTTAAAAGTTCTAAATACAATGGCAAAGACAAATAAAAAAAGTTCTTTTGTAGAAGCAAAAGGCAACATTGGAGACAAAAAGGTCGAAGCCCCCTACATAGACGCAGCATTATCAGGTATCGAAGAGTTTAAAAATAATGTCAACAAAAATTATAAAGCAAATCAAGACACCGAAAACCAAACCGCTTAAGATGAGTAAAAATAGGTCGACAAAAGTAAATAAATTTTCTAGTAAAAAGTTTACTTTGAAACCATCTGAAATAAAAGTTAAGAAATATAAATAGAAAAGTTATCCACAGGTTGCAATATTATTTGACTTGTGAATATAGGTAGTAGTATAATAAATGTATCAAAGGTGCCTCCGACCTTAGTCACAATGGGAGACAATTAAAATAACGAGGGTGTAAGTTGGGTTCCCCGCCGACAAACAAAACAATGGAAACAAAACAGCTTGTAGAAAAGTTTATTAATGGTGAAATTACTGAGGAAGAATTTAACACTGAGACTGATAAGTTAAGTCCAGAAGAAAAAATAAAACTGGACGAAGAAGCAAAGGCTAAGTTGCCTGACGCTGTTCAAAAACTTATAGGAGTAAGACGAGGTATCTCTAAAATTTCTGAAAAAGGAAATCAAGACGATTCATCTCTTGCCACTAAGATGAGAACTGAAAACTTAACAGCCGCTGAACAACAAATTTTTAATGACTTGGGTATTGAGAAAGATGAGGACAAAATTTCTTTCAAAGATGGATTTAAGAAGTTCGATTCTGGGAGTGTAAATGTTGAAAATATTGTAAAAGATATGCGAGCATATTACGCATCCACTAAGTCAGACGAATACTTTGACTTAAAGAAGAGACAAAAGAAATCTGAAGAAGAAGCTGAAGACTATAACGCTCAAAACGCAGGTGCTAATGGTTCAAGTGCTGGAGGGGCTGAAACAAAAAAACCTTCAAAAGAAGTAAAAGATGTTATGGAGCAATTTAGAAGAATGGGTAGAACTGTTACCCCTGAATTTGCCCAAAAAGCTCTCGATGGTGCACGAAACAAAGGCAGAGTATCTTAGTAATATAACTAAATAGTGAACTCCTCTAGAAGCTATTAAAAGTCATTTCCATTGACATTATTAATAGCTTTTTAGTTTTAATTTATATGATAAAGCCAGAAAAACAACTTTTAGATAATTATATAATCAAAAATGTTTTGATTAGTAATTCACAAACATTGAAGGTTGGAGATGCCGTCATCATTGATGCCTCTAACCCACAAGCCGTAGTTACAAACGGCACAAACCAAACATTAGCAATTTTTGGAACTATCTTGAATTTCAAGAATGGTCCATCTTCAGGTAACTCTTACTTGCAAGTAAATTCAGTTGTCACAGCAAATAACAACTTAACTGTTGGTCAAATTTCTTGTGATATCTTGATTTCAAATAGTGGAGACACTATGATTGCTGACCTTGATGCAGCGGTTGGAACAACTACAAACTCACAATACTATGGTTACTTCGCAATGGTTTCAGGAACACCTGGAAAATTGTCAGAAGCATCTTATAGTGCTGGTACACCAAAACAATTCCTTTCATTTGGAGCTGTCCCAGGTAGTACAACACAAGTTCGTGGAATTTTCTCAACAATAGGTAGAATTTAAGTCATCGTCGGCTTAAGTTTATTATTAGTTTAACTTTATTTAATTTATGGATAACGGATTACTTAACCAAGGTAGTTTAGACATATTCTTAGCTGGAGTGATTGCAGATATTGACTCAGTTACTGACCAATCTCGTCAATCATTGAAGGCTTTGATGGACTATTCTATGCTAGGAGCTGACAACAAAGTCGGCGGAATATTTACAAACGTAGGAAGTACTACAGAATCTGGTGGTAGAGCTGTATGGAGACACACAGGAACAACAGGATTGCAAGGTCCTATTGCCCACAGAGGTTCTAAGGATAGATACTCTGACGCTACCTATATCAGAACTTACTTAACTGCTGTTTATGACCCTGATTTGCAATTAGCAGAACAGTTAGTTGAAGCAGAAGAAAGATTGATGAAGGAAGATGCTTTGTATAAGTCATACTTGAATCGTGCTCAAAAACTTTACGAGAAATTTGCTCGTCAAAATGTTGTAGACCTTTTTGAACACTTTAACTTGGCTTTCACTGCACCAACTTCTTACCCAAATGCTTTGTTCTTTGCGAAAGGAACACAAGGTCTTGATGGTAACTTTACTGCTTTGAATGAAAGATTAGTTTCTACACAACACGCTTTGGCTAACGGTGGAACAACTCAATCAAACGCAATTAACACAAATGGAAATGCTGCTCCATTCTCAGTAACAGCCTACAACGCTGCTCTAGAACAAGGTGGTGCTACTGTTGACGATGTTAATGAGCCAATGCCACTATTCGGAGGACAAAAAGATATCTTTATTGCCAACGCTAATGGTCAAGTTGCTACAGTTAAGACTCTTAACGAGTCTATGTGGCAGCCAAAAACTGGTAACAATGATATCAACGTATATCAAGGTTCTTTTGAAAGAATCGTTACTGGTCCATACTTGGGAACTTCTTACTACTCTCCTACAATCACTGCTAACACTGAATGGTTCGTTATTGACCGTTCAAATCTTGACCCAGAAATCGGAACAGGATTCGTTCGTGTTGAGTTCTTAGGAATGGATTCTAGAGTTCAAAAAGTTGATTCTATTGATTCTATTGCCTTCAAAATGAAGGAAGAATACGCATACGGTTGGGCAGAATGGAGAAACACTCTTGGCTCAAATGGAAAAGGAACAGCCTACTCAAGTTAGTTTAAAGAGATGTCTCTCCCTGCCTGCGAATGGTGGGGAGTACGACACTCTAATGCCATTATTAATTAAATTTTAAATACATTATGGATGAGAACACAAATTTTCCAGGTGGATTAACAAGTCAAGGAGTTCCCGTACAAGGAAGTGGAGTACCACTTACTAACGGAAATTATTGGTTTGTTGATGGCACAAACGGAAATGATGGAAATACTGGACATAGCGTAAAATCAGCATTGAAAACAATCTATGCTGCAAACGCTCAAGCTAGTGCTAATGATGTTATCTTAGTTTTGCCTGGTTCTTACACAGAATCAGCTATAACAACTGCGGTAGCAGGATTACGCTTTATTGCCTTAGGTACTGCGACAAAATCAGTACAATGGACAAGTGCAACAGACACAAAAACATTAACTATTGCAACAAATTATGTAGAAGTTTCTGGTTTTTATATGAAACCACCAACATACACAGCTGGTATTCCTGCATCTATTGCATTAAATGGAGCTAACTATGCTTACATTCACAACAATAGATTCCAAGGTCAAACAGGTAGTTGGAACGCAATCTACTCAGGAGTATGTAATAGTGATAATGTTAGAATTGAAAACAACAACTTTGAATACATGAATACTGCAACTTATGGAGCAGCTATTTTAGGGGTTGAAGCTGGTGGTTTGTCATATTCAAATTGGCAAATTAAGGGAAACCTATTTAATTCTTGCGTTACAGAAGTAAATATCAATGGTAAAGTTTGCTTAGTGCAAGGTAACCACTTTAACATTAACGGCATTAATGCCGCTGGTGCAGGGGCAGCTGTTTGTACTTTAGCTCTTGACCTTTCTGGTACTTCTTCTTATGGAAATGCAGTTCATGGTAACTTCTTAGGAGGAACATATTCTTCATCTCTATATAAGGTAGGTGCTTCAGGTGATGACTGGGCAGGAAACTTTAACATTGCTGGTATTACTGCAGCAAACCCATCTTAATAGTTAATCTATAAAAATATGAACAATAAATACATAGTAAGTACAACTGGTTCTAAAATCTCTTTCAACTTATCTTCAACAAGAACATTGGTTATCGACCCTATCGTTCCTACTCAAGTTGAAGAAATGGAGTTTAGAGTGTTAGAATCAAGATTGGGTTCTCAAATTAAAAGTATTGGAGTTAATACTTCTACTAAAAAAGAAGAACCCGAAGTCGTAGTAATTGAAGCCAAAGTTGTCAATGTTGACAATGATGGTGAAATTATTGGAGAAATTCCTGAAACTAGAACAACACCTGAAACTTCTAATAAAAAAGAAGATGTTGAAGATGAAGTCGAAGTAAAGGAAACTGTTTAGGTATTTAATCCCACCGTCAAATATATGGGGCGGTGGATTAAGTATCGAAACAAGTCGGTATTATAAATCTAATTAAATTAAATTATTTTATGTCAAGAGAAAAATTTGCACCTATAAAAGTTTTAGACGGTGTTCATGCTAACGGAGCAGGGCACTATGTAGACATTAGCGATTATAAAAATATTACTTTGTCTGTTTACACTTCTGGAACAACAACTGCAACAATTAAATTTGCAGTTTCTAACGCATTAAAAGCCCCAGATTTTACTTTAGCTGCAAGTGTAACTAATGTTTATGACTATGTTCAAATAAGTCCTATTAATAGTCAACTAACCGCAGATAAATTATCTGGGTCAACAGGTATTGCCTTGTCTGGAGCTGATATTATCAAAATGTATGAAGTAAACTCTATCAATACATCTAATAGTATTAAATGGTTGTGTCCTATTGTTTCAAACTATAGTGCGGGCACAATTTCTGTCGAAGTATCTGCATCAAGTGATACAAGTCGTTAATTATTAATTTAACTTTAACAACTATGAACGATGAAGAATTAGAAGCAAAGTATGGTCCTCTCGTAAAACAATATCAAGATAAAATTGAAACTCTTTCAGGTTTTATATATAAACTTGAAGATGTTAAGCGTGACTTGGATACAAAAATTGCTAAGCATCAGGCTAATAGTATCAATATCAATGAGACAGAAGTTAAGTTGACTGAACTATTAAAGGAAATTGAGGCACGAAAAGGAATAATGTCGACAACAACAGAAGAAATGAACAAGTTGATTGTTAAAAAATCAACCCTTGAACAAGAAATTGAACAATTAAACTTTGTTGTTACTCAAAAGAAAAACTATGTTGCTGATATTGATAAACTGCAAAGAATGATTGTTCTTTTGCAAAAAGAAATGGAGCAATTCCAAGATAATCATTCTGAAAATAAGAAAAAAGCAGAAGATGAAATGACTAACATAAAAAAAGCCATAGTAAAACTACACGCAGACCTTGCTTCAATTATTAGTAATCATTAAAAATTAAATGCAATCACCAGCAGGAACAAACTATTTTGGACAAATAAATGAATTTGTTAAAGTTTCTTTAACTGATGATTTTGGTCTTGCTATGGAGGCAGAGTGTAATGGAAACCCGAATGTTGTTGCTACAGATTCGGGTATTTTCAATACGGGTTGTAGAATAACTCGTAAAGATATATTAACTGGTAATAATACCTATAGAAACGATGGAACAAAAACTGTTCCAGTTTGGGTTTCAACTAGTGGAGGTGATACTTGGGGTTCTATTACAGGTACTCTTTCTGACCAAACAGATTTACAAAACGCTTTAAATACTAAGTGGAATATTGGTGGAAATACAGGAACTTCTGGTTCACTTTCTGATTATTTAGGTACGGCTGATGATATTGATTTATTTATTGCAACAAAGGGTTCAACAAATCCAGCTAATAGTTTTTTAAGAATTGGTGGACTTGCAAACATTGGACAATTTTCCTTCTTCGCAGGTGGAGGTAATGATGTTTATTTAAACACAGTAGGTCCTGCTAATCTTAAAATAGGTTCAGCCAATGCTGATACTATTTTTACAGGAGGGAGTAGTGTGTCTTTTGGTGGTGTTCGTTGGATACCACAAGGAGGTGGAGATATTGGATTTGTTACACAAACTGGTGCAACTATAAACATTTGGACACCAACAGGAGCTGGTTCAACTACACCTTTTCGTTTTTATGATAATACTCATGGAGCTTATATTGGATTTAAAGCTCCTTTAACGGTAAATAATTCAGTTACTTGGACACTTCCTGATAAAGATGGAACAACTGGACAATTTTTGAAAACTGATGGTTCTGGTACTTTAAGTTGGGTATCTTCTAGTTCAGGAGATATGCTGACTTCTGTTTATGACCCAGCCGCTGGTGCTAAACAAGTGGCATTTAAAGATGATGTTGTACCATATACAGGAGCAACTGGTTCAGTAAACCTTGGTGCTTTTAATATCACCGCAACAAAACTTATAACATCAGGCGGTCTTGTAACTCAATTTGTTAAAGGCGACGGCTCACTTGATTCATCAACATATTTAACTTCATCTTCATTATCTGGATACATTCCCTACACTGGTGGAACTTCAAATGTAAATTTAGGAATACATAATCTAACTGTAGATACAAACACTTTATTCGTAGACGCTACTAATCACAGAGTTGGATTTGGTACAACTACTCCTATATCTTTAATAAATACATCGTTTAGTCAAGCAAACCAAACAACACCAGCTATTACTATTGATAACATAGCATCAGGTGGTTATGGCGGACAACTACAGTGGAGAGCTTTTAGAAGTGATAACTCAACAATGTATCCATTTGCTTTAATTCAAGGCAATGCTGCTAATAATTGGAACTCAGCTGCTACAGCTCAAGGTTCATTGCTTTTCAATACAGCTAATAGTGCCACATCAATGGTTACAGCAATGACTATTGATTCCTCTCAAAATGTTAGTATTGGTGTTGCTTCTGCTTTATCCAGACTTTCATTAGCTGGTGCTTTAAACACGCTTACTCCAACAGCTGTTTTACATTTACTAAGAAACTACAACTCTGGTGTTCAGAATGCCGCCGCTGCTGACTTTTTATTGTCTTCTGGTGGTATTAATACTCAATCAACAAGACTTGATATAAAACTTTTACAAACAAACAAAACTTCTGATAACTTAGCTGATACTACTGTAATGAGTTTAGGAAGTAATGGATTGGTTGGTATCAACACAACTACTCCAGCAGGAAATTTCCAAGTAAATGAACCAACTACTTCATTTGGAAACTGTTCAATTTCAGTTACAGCAGCAAGTGGAACAGTTACTGGAACAAATACAAAGTTCACAACTCAATTTAGTGTCGGTCAAACTATCACAGCTAATGGTGAAACTAGAACTATCTCTGCTATTGCTAGTGATACTTCAATGACCACTAATGCTTGGACTAACACTTATTCTGGTGTTTATACTCTCGTAGGTGGAAACTTATTTACAGTTTTAGGTAATGGTAATGTAGGAATTGGAATAGCAACACCAAATGCAAATGCTATTCTTGATGTAACTTCTACCACAAAAGCATTTATGCCACCAAGAATGACGACTACGCAGAAAAATGCAATAGCATCACCAACAGAGGGAATGGTTGTATGGGATTTAACAACACACACATTGTCTTCTTATAATGGAACAACGTGGATTTAATAATTAACAATAAATTTTATGGAAAACAAAGAAGACATAGTAAAAATAGACGACACAAATGTAAAAGTTATAGATTATACACCAACAGAAATTGTTTATAACTTAAACGATATTAAAGCAAGTATTGATATGCTAAATGATAGCATTGCATCGTTTAATCAAAGTATCACAGACGCACAAGCTCAAATAGCAGACAAACAAGCATTATTAGATAAATTAACAAGTAGCTAACATGGACGAAGTAGAAATAAATAAAAAATGGGACATTCATAATATTATTCAAGAAGCTATTAGGACATCTCATTCTGAACCAGCACCTGAAACAAGAGAACGATTAGCAGCATTAGAAACTAGCCAAAAATTATTTATGGAAGAAAACAAAAAAGAACATGGTGATTTAAAAAAGAGTATGGAAGATTTTCATACAATGATGTTTTCTAATATGAAAGACTTAAATGATAAATTAGATAAGGCTCTTGATAAAAAAGCTGGAATTTGGGTTGAGAAAGTTTTAATCTGGTTGGGTGTAGGAATAGGAGGTGGTTTATTGGCTTATTTAGGAAATCTTATTATCAAACTGATTAACTTAAAATAGCATTATTAATTAATTATAGTATAATATATTTATGGACAGAAGCTTGAAACCCACATTTGACCAAATGAATGACTACTGTGCAAATTACACAGTAGGAAACGTAGACATTAACCAACGCCTACGTGCTATTAACCGTGCAATAGAAGATGTGCACAGGAATTTAGGATTGACTTGCGATGAAACTATCTTTAATTTTCCTTATGCACAAGACAATATGTTTACAGACTTACCTGAAGACTACGATGAACCAATCTTACTTTACTACGAAAAAGATAATTACAATCTAGGTGGACAATCTGGCTGGTCTTGGGATAAATATACAAATCTTTTACAAAACTCTGGAAGAAGAAATAGGACTAACGCTTTAAATGCTTATGGTCAAAAGAAATTTAGTTCCACCAATATTAATGGAAAAAAACAGTTAATTCAAAATGGAGCTAATGTTATTCAAGGGAGTGTTATCAATCCGTACACTACAACAAATCTAACAACCACGACTGGAGATGCCACTTCATTAGCTATTGATAATAATGTTTTTGTAAATACTGGTGGTTCACTATCTTTCACCATCGACCCAACCTTAGGTTTTGGTTACGCTGGGATTAAAACAACAGGTTTTGGAATAATGTCGTTCCAACAAATCCTACAGCAAGGTGGTTTGTTTAAGTGTTACCACTATCTGCAAAGTTTAGATATATCTTCAATAGAATTTATTTTAACTTCTTCGGCTGGAAATTATTATACCTTTAATGTTACAGACCAAGACGATGGAACTCCTTTTGATTTACAGACTTGGTTTAAAACTGCCTTTGATTTTAATAACGCAGTTATTACTGGTTCACCTGATGTAACACAGATTACTTCTTATGAAGTTCGATACAACGAAGGAGCAGGATTCGGAGTTGTTCCAATCTCATACTTTAGAATTGACGACCTTTATTCAACTTACCCAGATGCAATGAATTTGGTTTACTATTCTCAATACAAGGGTACAGACTCAACTGGAACTACTCCAAAAATTATACTTGATAGTCTTGGTGACCTTCCTAATTTTATGCAATTTTTCCCCGACTTCCTTAATATGGTTGCCTTGCGTGGTGCTTATGTTTTAATGCCACAGTTGTCAGGAGATAAAGATTTTATGAAGATGTACAAAGATGACTATGAAGATGCTCTAAAAGATTACGGTAAAATTTATCCACGAAAAAGAATTATCAACTTATCCAGTAGTATTTTAAGACGACCATAATTTATGCCACTTTTAGGTGCAAATACACAACTTTATCCAGTCGCAAAAATAGCCCTTGGTGGGTTAAATACTTTTGACGACCCTAGCGATATTCAAGACAATGAAATGGTTAATGTTCGTAACATGGTTTTTGAAGATGGTATTATTCAACCAAGGAAAGGTTCACTCCTGACTATTGATACACCTAGTTATTTTAATGAATTAGGTATTTTAACAACCGAGACACAAACTCCAACTCAAATGCTTAAAGCCACCGACTCTGCTGGTGTTGATTATTTAATCGGCGTATATGGAACTAATTTTTACTTATGGGATACAAAAAATAATCAATGGATTCTACTTAATGATACAACTGATAATGGGTACACCCCGTTTAATGATAATTTGTTTTACGGCTCAGCAAACTGGAACAATGGTCTATCTGACGACCGACTTTATTTTGGAAATGGAAATGATGACACAATGAAATGGCAAATGGCGATATCAACTTTAGCTTTACCTATTTCAGTAGGAGATACCACCATCACCTTAAATAATACTTCTGCTTTTCCTTCTAGCGGAACAGTTTTAATTGCCACTTCTACTGGAGTTTTAATCTTGCCATACAAAAACATTGCAGCAGGTTATTACAAAGCGTCAACCATTGCGTTTACGGCAACAAATACCATCACGGACACTGCTAATGGGTTTGTTACCAATGGGTTTCAAGTTGACGATAGAATTAGAATTACTGGAACAAAAAATAATAATCAAATTTTTACAATAACAAAAGTTGTTGCTGGAACTATTACCGTCTTACAGGACACAGTACTAGAAGCAAAAGGTTCACCTATTCAAATTGAAAGAATTGGAGAAAAAGTTTTAACTCTTGTTACGCCTATTGATAAAAATATTCCAGTTGGAGTAACTGTTACAATGCCTATTGAAAATGCTCTTGATGTTCCACAAGCAAATGTTTTCTGCAAATCTCAAGCTAGATTGTTTGTTGCTAATGCAGTAGGAGCAGAGAATACAATTCATTATTCAGTTGCAGGAGACCCAGAGAATTACACTATTTCATCAAATGTTGATTCAGGTGGTTTTTACACCTTATATAGAGGAAAAGGGGGAATATTAGGTATGACTGATTATGGTCAATTCTTAACTATCGAAAAAGTTGATACCATCTCTCAATTTTCATTCAATGTAGCTGCTGACAACACTGGATTTATTGTGGAAGTTAATCCATTGATTTCTGGTGATGGAATAGGTCCAGCAAATAATTCTGAAATACTTAATTATATGAATGAACTTTATTACCCAACACAAGGAGAAGGAATCGTTTCCTTTTCTCCTACTACTACGGGGACTAGTACGACAACTGGAGTTAATCTTTTGTCTCAGAAGATAAATAACTTAGTTACTAATAAACTAGATTTTACTACTTCAAGAACTTGTGGATTAAACCAGAAACTTTACTGGACTGTTGCGTTACCCTCAATAGGAACACCTGCTGGAATAAATAATTTAGTTTTGATGTACGATTTAGTTAGAGCTAGTGAAAATCAAACAGCTAGTGCGTGGACTATCTTTGATAACTGGAACGCTATTGATATAAAACCAGTAAATGGTAAACTTTATTTTATTTCTACCTTAGATGGTGCTTTGTATGAGGCATATCAAGGATATCAAGATGAAATTAGTGGAGAACCTACTGCTTACACTTCAGGATTTTTAACAAAAAGATTCAACTTAAATAGTTCAGCGACATTAATGAAGGCTAAATATATTTATATGGAAGGATTAGTTTCTCAGGGGACAAAATTTTATGCAAATGTTTTTGCCAATGAAGGTGGTTCACTTGCAACTCAGTCCTATCAAATTTCTGGTAGTAATACTGTAATAGTTTCAAATGCTTTTACTGGTGGACTTGGAGCTTTTGTTTTAGGTTCAGGACTTTTAGGTGGAGTAGACTTAAAAACTATTGAAACATTTTCTAGTCCTTTATTTTTCCGTGTTTACCTAGAAGTATCTCAGGCTACTCGTGAGCACAATCTGCAACTTCAAATTTTCTCCAATGAAATGGGTTCACAATGGGGAATTTCAAATATTTGTTTAATAACCGAACCAGAGCAGTCAATCGAAACTGCCTTAGTTATGTCTCCAAGTTCTGCACCAGCAGTTACCTTGTAGACTTTTTATTAGTTTAGTTTTATAATATATTTATGCTATCCAACTATTTTATTTCAAGTTTAGCTCAAACACTTTCTGTTGGTGGAAATGATACAGAAATTTCATTATCAACAATTTATACACAGGATGGTCAAGTTGTAACAACAGCTGATTTTGCCCAATTTAGTCGTGGAGTTATAACTATTAATCCAACATCATTGTCTGGAGTTGAGTTTGCTTCTTTCACTACTGTTGACCCAAGTATCGGGAATAATGGTGGAATTTCTGGAGTATCTCGGGGTTTATCATTTAAGGGAAATAATCAAATTCCAGCAAATCAAAAATTTAATGTTGTAGGAACTCCAGTTATCATCTCTTTTGGTACACATAACATTCAAGATATTATGGATGTTGTTTCTAGTAATAAAACTTATTTAGAAGGCTTAATAAATAGTATGATAGTAGTTAACGGCGTTTATGCTAGTGACCAAATTGCAGGAGTGACTAAATTAAGCACTGCTCCTGCTTTAACTATTGGAACACCTACTATCTCAGTTGCAAATCCAGCGGTTGTTACTTTAGCTTCTCATGGATTATCCATAGCAGATTCAATTAGATTTACTACAACAGGAGCATTACCAACAGGATTAATCGTTGGAACTACCTACTATATTATTGCAGCAGGGTTTGGAGCAAACTCTTTTGAGCTATCTTTAACCGCTGGTGGAACAGCAATAGTAACAACTGGAACTCAGAGTGGAGTTCATACTTTAATTAGAACAACCCCAGTAGCCGTTGGAATAAATGACACAACTCAACTTCCAACCGTTGCCCAAAAAGCAGCACTTGTTGGAACACAAGGAGCTCCAAGTGCAACAAATACTTACGTGACTCTTGATAATGTTTATGCTTCAACTTACGACCAACAACAAACAACACAAAACTCTACTGTTGAATTTGGAATGGCTAGTACAACTGGACAAAAGAATAAAATAAACCAATCATTTACTCCAGTAAAAACAAAAAATCGTGGAGTGCATCTATATAAAACAGCTGACACTGGTGTGTTCACTGGAACAGTAACTGTTGCCTTGTATGCAGATTCTGCTGGTAGTCCAACAGGTTTAGCTCTTGGTACAGTCACACTAACAAATGCCCAATGGTTAGCAATGCCTGTTGGAGAGTTTGAAGTAATATTTTCATCAGAATACTCAAGTCAAGTAGCAGGTTCTTTATATTGGATTCAAGTCTCATCTTCAACTGCGGATAATTCCAACCACCCAAATCTAGGAACAAATACCGCGGGTGGTTATGCTAATGGTTCAGCTAAATATTGGAATACAACTGATGGTTATGTTGCTATTGCCAACATTGACCTTTACTTTAAAACATTACAGGGAACAACTAATCAGCTTTCTTATATTTCTTCTATTCCAACTACGACAATAATCAATCCTTCTGTTATTGGTGATTCAAGTACTACCTTTACTATAACAAACACCTCAGGAACAACTTATCGTTATACTTTTACTGGTACTGGAACAAACCCTTCTATTAGTGCCGCTACTTTCCCTGTTGGACTTTATGTTGATGTTCAGGCATCTGGATTTAATTCAAACAATAAAGGACAATTTACAGTAACAGGAAGTGGAACAAATTATTTTGAAGTAACAAATGCCGCAGGTGTAGCAGAAGCAACTAAAACTATTGGAACTGGATTTATTAACAAAGGAGCTTTTTGGACAAAGCCAGCTGGCTTAAAATACATTGAAGTTGAAGTTCAAGCTGGAGGAGCCTCAGGGGGTGCAGCAGGAGCAACAACTTCAGCGAACGGAGGAGGAGCAGGAGGTTATTCATTTAAAACAATAGTAGCATCTTTACTCTTGGGAACAGAACCAGTATTGGCTGGTCCAGGAGGAATAGGTACCAATAGTGGAGACGGAGCTATTTCTTTATTTAGAAACTTATTGTCTGCTTCAAAGGGATTAAATACTGGAGCAGGAGGAGTTGGTTCAAGTGGAGATATCAATATCGCTGGTGGTGGAGGCGGTTCAGGAGACACTCAATATAGTGGAACACATAATAATGGAGGTCTTGGCGGAGCGGGTGGTTCATCTATGCTGGGAGGAGGAGCAGCCGCAAGTACTAGTTCAATTAATGCTGGACTTTATGGGGGAGGAGGTAACGGGGGACAGTCACCTTTTGGGGGAAGTACTGTTTATGGTGGAAACGGAGGAAATGGAGTTGTAATTGTAAAAGAATATTATTATTAAAATAAATGTTAAACTTAGTAGCACAACCTAATGTTGATTTACTTCAAAATAAATTAAACCAACTGCATGAAGCTGGTGGTGGTAACTTAAATTTATCTCCAACTGATATCTTTTACCAAAACACTGATTTATTTGTTTACGGCAACACTACCATCGAAGGAAATGGTGCAATAATAGATTTTCAAAATGATGCTTTTGGAATTAAAATTTTAGGTGATACTCCTTACTCTGATGGAACAGTTACTATTAATTTCGGAGATATAACTTTAGTTGGAACAAATACTGTTTGGACTATTGATATGATTGGTCAATCTATTCTGATTGGAGAATATCGTTACGACATTATTGATGTAGTAGATGAAACAACTATTATTTTAGCCTCACCGTTTTTAGGAACAAATGTTATAAATGAAACTTATGTTATAGCCAACTTTGAAACCAATATTACTTTTAGGGATTTAACGGTTCAAAATTCTACTGTCTCTTTGTTTGAAGGTCAGTATTGTGACGGAGTAACTTTGAACTTTACCAATGCAATTACTGGAGACTATGGTTATAAATTTATAGATTCAGCCAATGTATTGTTTCAGAATATTTCAGCTGATGACTGCACCACTTGGAGTATTTACCTAGACAATGCACCAGATGCAACTTTATTTAACTTTTTTATTATAGAGGGAGCTGGAGTTTTTATGAATAAAGTTTCAGATACCTCCTTAGAAATATTTCTACTTCAGGCTATTACTGGAAATGGTATTACTCTACAAAATTGTTCAAACATAGCAATGCAAAACTTTACGGGGGTTGAAATTGTAGGAAATGGAATTGAAATAGTTACTAATACTAATGATGGAATAACTATTGGAATAGGTTACTTAAATGTTATCGGCGGAGATGGAATTAAATTAACAGATAGTGGAGGGGCTACAATCGTAAATAATAATTTTAAAAATATAACTGGTTATGGAATAAATATAGAAAATGCTAATGATATAAATAATATAATTTCAATCAATACTTTTGATGGTTCTGGCTTAGGAGCTGTTAATGACTTGGGTACAACCACTTTGATTCGTTCAAACAGCGGAGTAGCTGACAATTAATAATAATATAGTATAATAAATATATGGTAATAACATACACACAAGGAGGACAAACAAAAACAGCAGCAAATGAAGCTGGTGTTCCAGTCGGAGGAATGGTTGTTTCTGGAAGTAAAAATGCTCCAGTCTCTACAAGCTACACTTATGTAGGTAGTGACGGAAAATCTTACAATAACAAAACTCAACAAGAAGTTCAAACAACAATTCCTGGGGTCTCTTCTTCAGTTAATTCTGCTCTTAACTCTATTGGGTATGATGCAACAAAAGCAAATGTTGATAATAAATCTATCTCTGGTAGTCCTTCTGTCACAAGTGGTATGGCAACAACAACCGCCATGAATGGTGGTATTCAAGCTATAACGGGAAAAGCTCCTACAACTTATACTCCATTACAAGGAACAGCACAACCTACTTTTGGAACACAAGGTCCTGCTGTTGGAAGTTTACAGTCTCAACTAAATGCTAAAGCTCAACAGCTAGGAATAAACTTGCCACAATTAAAACTAGATAATAAGTACGGACCATTAACACAACAAATGGAACAGGCAATTAAAACAGCAGAAGCTGGTGGAACTGCATCTACAGCAAAAATAAATGCTGATGGAAACACTGAACACCCAAATGGATTAACTATTGACCCAAGTGGTAATATTGTTAAACCCAGCGATGCGTCGTTACAAGACCCAGCTGTTGCACAAGCTAATCTTCAGGCAACTCAAGCTACTACAAACGAGAATAGTTCTTATCAGTCATCTGTTTCCTTGATTCAGTCTCAATTAAAAAGTGCGATTGATTCCAATAACGCTGATAAAGAAACTCAGTTAGCTGCTGCAAAGACTACCTACTTAAAAGATAACCCAGAGGGTGCTGGTAGTGATATGAACGAGTACTTGTCTGGAATTGCTTCAAAGTTTGATGCACAAAACGAAACTTTGACTTCTAATGCCAACGCTGACCTCACAAACCTTTACCAAACTCACACTTCTAACCTACAGAATATTCAAGGACAATTACAAAACGCAATTCAAACAAGTCAAGCAAATGCACAACAAATGAAAAAAGACGCTTCATCGATGCTTAACACTTCTATTGATAACTTCCAAAAAGTTATCACGGGGAATCCTGATGTGGCTAAATTATTTAATGATGCAGGTGAAATTACTGGTTCTTACGATAAAGTTCAGTCTTTTATTCAAACAGCTACTGGTATGGGAGTTCCACAAGAATTAGCAATTCCAATGTTAAAATCAGAAGTTGCTAATGCTAAAGCAAAACAAGCAAGTATTGACGCAGCTGCAACTTCTTCTGATTTAGCACAGAAAAGGGAGACCCTCGCAGAAAGAGCAGCCAATAGGGCTGATTTAAGTGCAAACAGAGCAGATGCAATGCTGAGTATCGCTTTAAATAGAGACCAAAGAGCGGATGAAACAGCAGCAAGGACGCAGACAAAAGATATTGAAAATCAATTCACTAAAACGAATACATCTTCTGGTTCTTTGGCTACTGGACAGCAATACCTTGCTCGTATCGAGGCGGCTTCAGGCGAAGGTGTTTCCGCCCTTGGCTTACTTGATGCTCTCGTTAAACTTGACACAGGAGGGCAAGCTATCCGTGAAGGTCAGGTTAATATTCTAGAAAAATCAGGAACATACTCAGATACCTTAAATAGATTTATGTCTAATTTTAGCGGTAAACCCATGGGGGCAAATACTATTCTTACTGCAAATCAGGTTGAACAAATTAAAACACAAGCAAAAAAGATTGCTGGAGAACAAATTAAAGTTGCCTTGCCTGCTTATGTTCAAGCAAAAGAAGGAGTTGATTCTGTCAAAAACGATTACCCTAGTGAAGCTGCGAAAATAGATGGTTATTCGAGTCAATTAAAATCAGCTGAAACATTCATTCAAAAATATGGAAGTGAAGAGGACAAACAAGCCGCGGGTTTAAGTAGTAGTACTGCCGATACTTCTACTCCCCCAGAAATACAAGCGGCAAGAACTAAATATAAATATTAAAATGGATAAAATATTACCTGATGACAAAAGAAAACAATTAGATGGTCTTGTTCAAAAAATGACGACAAACAAGGAATCAGACTCATATATTCAAGGAGTTGTTAATGATTTCAAGGGAATGTATTCAATTCCAAGTAAACCAGTAGAACCTGCGAAAACTTCAGATAATGTTGGAAATTTTATTTCCTCACAATCTTCGTTTAAAAAACAAAACACCGCAGTGAAGGCTGGTGAAAAAAGTGCAGTGGGGGCGGCTTTCAGTGGAGCTCCTCTTTTTCCAGCGGGAAAATCTGATGTTAACGCTGGAGATAAAGGGTTTAATCCAATCAAAATAGCAGGAAAGACTCTTGGAAACGTTGTATCAGATTTACCTTCTATTGTTAGTGGTATGGTTAATATGGTTGTTCATCCTATTGATTCAGCGAAAGGAATGATTGAATATTATTCAAATATTGCAGGTGAAACATTTGGTGCAATTAGAGAAGGCTTAAAAACAGGAGATTATTCTAGAATTGAACAAGACCTGCAAAAAGCAACTGTTTCTATGATTGACCATCCTTTACAAACTATTGCAGCAATAGAAGGAGCTAAAGGTGGAGCTGAAGCATTAAAAAATCCAATGGAGTTTGCAAAAAAAACAACAGAAGGCGTCACTAAAGGTTTAGATAAAGGAAAAGAAGTATTTGCTAATGCTAAAGCTAACTTGAAAGCAAGTGGACTTAATTTCATGACAGACTCGTCTCTACACAAAAGAACAGTTGAAGTAGCTGATACTATTGGACATCAAATTGATACGCAGAAAAAAGTTACCGATTTACAAAAAGAATTAGATAATATGTCAAAAAAAACAACAGAAAAAGTTTCTGCAAAGGAAGGAGACATTCAAGCAAAAAAGACTCAACAGATTCAGAAGGAACTTGAATTACAAAAAGCAAAATCAGAACTTGCTGATGTTGGTAAAATACAAAAAGAGTATGTTAAAAAGGCTTCAGAAGAAACAATGAGTGAAGCAGCAGGAAAAGGTTTTCCTTCTTTAAAAGAAATGCAAACTTCAGTTTCTGATTTTTTTGGTTCAATTAAAGATAAACTAGGAAAATCTTATGAAGATAATCTAGGCAATGCTCCAATTAAATTGGATGGATTTTTTACTGGTATGGACAAAATGCAAACATACTTGAAGAGTATTTCTGATAGTAAAACAATAAAGGCTTTAAACCCTATTCTTGAAAACTTAAAATTAAGAGATATGGTTACTAAATATTCTGGAGATGAAAAAGGATTTTTTAATGAAATGGCAAAAAAAGGTATTGACCCAGAATTTTCTAGTTTAGCTGAATACCAAAAAGAATATCCTGCTATGACTTCTGAGAATTTCAAAGGAACAAGAAATGTTATAAAGGAAACAATCAAAAGCAATAACATGGATGCTTTAAAGATGTACGACAAAACTATTACTCCTGAATTAAAGACATCTTTTAGAGAGGCTATTAAAAGTGAATACGGAGATGCTACTTTAAAAAACTTAGATGAAACAGATAAGGCTTGGACAGATTTAATGTCTAATCCTTTGGTTGGAAAAGAATCACCAACCTTGTTGGATATTCAAAAAAACTGGGATGCTTTTAATAAAAATGCCGAACAAATTCCTGAAGGTCAAAAAATGATTGAAAAACTACAGAACTATACAACAGAACAAATTCTCAAAAATGCTCAAAAGCCAGATGGTTCTTTTAATGTAAATACTATAAATGAAGGAGTAAAAAAATTTGGTAATGTCCTAGGGGATGAATCAAAGGCTAAACTAGAAGGAGTTGTTAACCTACATAATGTACTAGGAAGCACCATTGAGTCTTCTAAAGGTATAGTTGAATCCAAAAAAGGGGAAGTGTCTAGTACAAAAATTGACCTAAAAAAGCTCGAGGAAGAACAAAAGCAAATTAAGTCTGACTCAAAGAGTGTTGGAGAAAATCCAGATGCTGTAATAAAAAATATAAAAAGCATAAAGTCAATAAAAGAATTAAATGATTTTGTCTCTAAATCTGGTCAAGACATCGAAGGGATTAGAAAGGTTATCATTCAAGCTATTATTGAAAAAGCCGACCCTAAATTGTTGGAAGACAAGAATGTTCCTTTTGATGTAAACAAAACTGGAGAAGTAATTAAACAATTAGAAGAAATAGGTAAGAGTGAAGACGGAGTTGAATACAAAAAAGTAAACAATAGAATTATTGGGGAAGATGGAATGAAGGCTTTAAAAGAATTAAAGGCAAAGTATGAAGAATACCAGAAGTTAAAGACAGCTTCTAGTAAGAGTGCTGCGGGAAGAATGATGAAGGGAGTTTTTGGGGCAATTCTTCTTGCTATGGGACATACACTCTGGGGAGGACTTGAAGTTGTTCGTGCGGCTACTGGTGGAAAGAAAAACATAGAAGAGTTGAGCGGTAGAGAAAGAACTACTGGAATAAAACCTAAAAAAGAAAAACCTCCTGTTAATATTTTTAGCAAGAAAAATGTCTTAGGTGGAATTAATGCTGCCTCCTTTAAAAAGGACAACCCTCAGGATGATTCTAGTTAATAAAGAAATAGACAACTTGTATATTTTTATAGTATAATATAACCATTAAAAGATAACTTAAAAATAAAAATGGAAAATAATAATGAAGTTAAAATAAATAGTTTACTCCCAATCGGTTTTCGTTGTTTAGTTAATGTCCCCAAAAGACCAACGACAACAACAAGCGGTTTTTTATTACCAGAAAACGATAATCAAGGTATGCCAGCTATGGCACAAATTGCAGTACTAGGTAAAAAGACTTGGGTAGAAAAACTACAAATTTTATTAGGATTAAAACCACGATATAAAATTGGTCAATGGGTTTACTTTAGAAAATACTCTATTGATACACTTGAAATTAAGGCAGTAGAAGGAGACTTAACCCTTTATGTTTTAGAAGATAATGAGATTATAGGACTTGTTAATTAAATGGCTAAACATTTACCAAAAATAAATATCTCAGCAATTCCACATAAATCTCAAAGATACGAGACTGTTGGTGATTATTTTTTTAATGGTAATGAGCAAGAATTTTTAATTTCTCGAATGTCTAATCCTGACTATGAATTTTTAGTGTTGATGCACGAACTTACAGAGTGGTACTTAACTCAAAAAAGAGGAATCAAGGAGAAAGATATTACCGCCTTTGACTTACTTTTTGAAGCAATGAGAGTTAAGGGAAATGTTGACGAGCCAGGGTTTGCCAAGAACTGCCCTTACAAAAACGAACACGCTTTTGCCACTAAAATTGAAAAATTATTAGCTAAAGAATTAGGTGTTGATTGGAAAACTTACGACGACACCGTTGTAAACCTATGAATAAAATAAAATTTCAAAATTGGATTGTTTTTACTGCATACTCAGAGAGTTTAGGTTTATGTATGCACCTTAAAAAAGAGGGGAAAAATGTAACTTTGGCTCAAATTGACGATTTAAAGATAATTGGAACTAAGGGTAGTGCAGAAGAAAAAGATACAAAGAAACGCAGAACATCTCCTGGTGATGGTTTGATTGAAAAGACAACAGCAGAGAAGATGATTGAAAAACTTTCTAAGGTTAAAGACACAGATAAAGATAACTACTTTATTATTTTTGACTTTAATTCTTTGCACCCACTAGCAGACAAGGTGCTAAAAATGGGCTTCGTTCATGGACTGTTTCCTTCAAAGTTTGACTATAAACTAGAAAATGATAGAGCCTTTGGTAAGGAGTTTGTGCAAATGTACTATCCTGACCTTAAGGTTGCTCCAATGGAAGAATACAAGTCTATAGAGGAAGGTATTGACATGGTTCTTGATTCAGAAGAATTTTGGGCGTTAAAGGGAAATGATATTTGCTGTCAGACCGTTGTTCCTTGTACTAAGAATCTAGGGTTTGCAAAGGAAGAAATTATTGACGCTTTGCGTTCCCACAAAGAAGACTACGAAAGACAAGGATTTATTCTAGAAAAACAGATTAGAGATGGGATTGAGTTCTGCCCACAAGCCATCTTTTACAACGGAGAACCTGTTGCCTACTCAGTAGACCTTGAAAATAAGGCTATAGGTAACGCAAATTTAAGCATTAAAGGCGGTTGTGCGATGGATGTAGTGGTTTCTATACCTAATGACGCGGAAATCGTTAAAATAGCCTTCCCAGAGGTAGTTCAAAAGCTCGCTAAGAAGCATAAAGGACTCTACTATATGGATGCTAACATCATTTTAAAGGATGGTATTTACTACTATCTTGAATTCTGTTCCAACCGTATGGGTTATGATGCGTACCAAACAGAGTGTGAAATGGCGGGCGGTGTTTCAAATTATTTTGAAGCTTTAGCTAACGGAGAATCTCCTTACCAAAGCAAATACGGAGTAGCTGTTCGTGGTTTTAATTTACATCGAGACCACGATGGTAATTCAGCGAAAGATATGACTATCCGTTGGAATGAAGAAATCGAAGACCAAATTTATTTCTACGATTGCAGACGAGATGACAAAACTGGTAAATATGTTAACTCTGGCTACGAATGGGAGCTGTTAGCGGTGTTTACAGGTTCATCGGATGATGTAGACTATGCTATAATTAAGGCATACGAGGCGATTGAAGGTTTTAGTTTCGATGAACTATATTTCCGTTCTTATGATGATTTTATTTGCAGGAATTACGACGGAAACATTTTAGACAGATTGGACGCGATTGAGGATATTATTAAAGAACCAGAGGAGTCGGCTGGGGAATAAACGAGAATAATTATTATGGCAAAAAAAATCGTTAAAAAAGTAGCAAAGAAAGTTGCTAAAAAGGGTGCAAAGAAAGCAGTTAAATAGTCGTCAATTATAAGCATTAATTTTTAATTAAATGCCTACACATAAAGCTCGAGTTAGTGGAAAACAAAAAAAAGTTTCTTCACCTAACAAGAAAAACAAATAAAGATAAGTGTGAAGCACATAGTAGCCACGCTTAAACTAAAAGACCACCATTACGGTGGCTTTTTAGTTTTTATCTAGTTTTATCTGGTCCGTCTTGTGGTTGTAGAACTTTTAATCCCAACAACTCACGATACATTTTTACACAGCGTTCTTCGTCTTCAAAAACAGCAATCACCTCGTATTTATTAGCGATAAACTCTCTAAATAATTTTAACTTTAGGTTTGCCGATGGCTGTCTGTCTCCTGTTGCCCTCATGAATAATCCTTGATGTTGAAAACCATTTGTTCCTAACCAGTGTTCTGTTTGCTTAACACAGTAATCTTCACGCCCCGTAATAAAGAAAAAATAGGTGTCTGGGTTGGCTAATTTCAATGCCTTATAGACCATTTGCATCGGTTTATCAACTTCATCACTTCCTACTTTATAATAGTCATAGGCAGTTCTATTAGTTTTGTGGGAGATAGTACAATCTATGTCCCAAATAAAACATTGTGGTAGTTTTGTCATATCTATATTTTAATACTTTCTATTTTTATTGTCCACCTTAAGAGCACCAAAGAAGCATTTTGAAAATTTATTTAATTTACCTGTCTTTTTATCTCTATGGTATGAGTATTTTAAACACTCTTGATAAAACCATCGAAGGTCGTCGATTCCTTTAATATGTTGTAGTTTCTGATGAATAGCCATAAATGGATATTGTCGTTTCCCTTCCCTAAAACAATCCTTATTAACTCTCTTCTGAAAACATTGTACAGCAAATAACCAATTCTGGTGGTATTTTCCAGCATCTTCCTTTAACTGTTTCTCTAAACTCTCTCTTGACTGAGCAGAGTTAAGTCTTTGTTCTAATATTTCTTGTATTGATATCATTATATTTATTTCTTACCCTTAGATTTTGTAGTTACGCCCCCTTACCCCCATAACATTTAAAAATGTAAAATGGAAATAAGAAACGCTAAACTATAAATCTATGGAATATTACCCTTGAGTTTTGTAAAGCACTTCCCTAGCTTTAAGGTTCACGAGAACTTGGCAATTTAAAGTCCCCAAGTTATACCCCCAGACTAAAAACAAAAAAAATCCTTTCACTAGACCTCCAGATTGCTCTGGAGACCCACTGAAAAGATTCATCGGGTGGGTGTCTAGTGGTTAATCAAAATGACTAACATAAATAGTATACACCCGTAAAAAATATCTGCAAGTATAAACTGTGGATAACTTTGTGGAATAAAAAACAAGAGAAATTAATTCTCTTGTTTAATCATTGATTGTAATTCTACTTCGCAGAATTTTACTTCAAGTATTTCGTGATTATTACAAATCACAATCTTAAAGTTAGGATGCTCCTCTTTGTACTTTTGAGTGATAGCATCTTCGTCAGATGTATTATAAAGCCAAGCTGTGCCTTTATACATCACAATAGTGTGTTCTTTAAATCTTTTCATTATCCCTTCTCCTGTTCTTTTAATTCACCAAGTAAAATTCGCATAACAATATCAATCATCTTTTTACGGGGATGACATTCCAAGCAGATAGTAGAATCAAATTCATCTCCTTTATGACCATCAACTTCCTTGAAAGTATAAAGTGAAATGTGTTCGGTTACCTTGTCACATTTAGTGCAACGAGATAAATGGGAAAGATGTTTTTTGTTCATAGCTGTAGATTTTAAGTGATTAATACTTTAGTACATAAAACAATTTCAGAAACTTTTACAAGTTTAGGATAAGAATGTTCTTTGTGGAGATAAACCATAAAATTAGGGTCTGACTTTTGATAGAGATGAAATAAACTTCTCCGTACTGGCAAGTCACAAGTCCAGCGTTCTTCTTTGTAGATTACAATAGCATTTTCCATTAATATTTATTTTTAAAAGAGTTAATTCAAATTAATTATATCACCTATAAAACAAAAAAGACAACCAACAACGGCGTGTCCTTTTTGCTGCTCGAGTATTATTTTATAGTGGTTACCAAACATAAGCGAGAATGTTTTTGTTTACTTGTAGCCGTGAGAGCAATAGCTACTCCTATATTATTATACTCTTTTGCAAACAAAAAACCACAAGCGGTCACTTGTAGTCTTTTGTGGATAAACAGACCTCATTTGGTTAGTGTCGAAAAATCACATTTAGTGTAGGCGTTATCCTAAAAAAATTCTATTTTATTTGTATGCCTGCAATAGTGCCACTACTTGTTGTAAGCAATGACTTTAAGAGTGATACAAACCCCGTAAACAGGGCTATTATGCCCGCATTAGCTAGTGCGTACCAATCTAGCTTAAATACATTACCTGCGGCGATTATATTCGTTAAAACAACTAATACAGCCATTAAAACAGTTGATACTAATGCACTTTTTATATTTGTTAACATTAAATTACTATTATTTGGTTGATAATCTCGACCTTTTTTTATTAAATACGAGATATCTGTTATGTCCATTTATTAATTAAGGGAAGCTCTAGTTAATGGACCAACAACGCCGTCCACGGTTAATCCATGTGCCGTTTGGTATTTTTGTACATACCCTTTAGTAATTGTTCCATAAAAACCAGTCCAAAGCAACTGTGGCATACCTAATCGCTTCTGTAATTCTTTAACATCAGGAGATAATCTACTACCTAATTTTAAATCATTTTTAAATTGGAACATAGGATTGCTTTGTAATATCGTCCAAACTTCAGTTGGTAAATATTCATTGAAAATAATATCAATACTTCCATTTCGGCAATATGTTTTTCCCCAAGTATTACACAATGTTTGAAGAAGTTTTGTTGTGTAATTAAAATTAGTCATTCCTATAGCGTGTCCTGAAGTTTCAGGTGCATATCTTAGAGGAGAAATATCTTTTTCTAACCAAGATGGTGTCCACCACAGCTTCTGACACCCGTATCGACATAATACCCCTGCCTGAGCGTCTACAATCGCCTTAGCAATGCTTTGTGAGTCTAATTGGACTTGTGCATAACCTGCGATAGGATTTTCACATAATCCAATTAATCTTTGAACTTCACTATCTGGGATTGCTTTCAATTTAGCAATGTATTGTGAATAAGGAAGATAACGGTCTTGTTCTCCAGGATATGGATTGCCGTTTAAATCTTTAAATAGTTCTGTTGGAAGAAAACCATATTTTTTACCTACTTTTAAGGCAGAAAGTACACTACTTCCTTCTGTCCAGTTACCGTCTATAAACTTTTTCATTAACAGATATTGAAATTCAATGCTATATTTTTTTTTCATATATTTACCAATATTTTTTTTCAGCTAATAATCTTATTTTTATTGCTTCTTCTTTTGTAGAAAAAGCTCCTAAATTTATATTTTTATATCCTACTCCGATTCTTGCATACCATTTATTGTTATCTTTTCTCCATGATATTCCTCTAAAATTTCCTTCATTTTGTTTATTTTTCCAACCATTTCTATTTCTAGCTTGACTCAATTTATTAGCCCAGCGTACATTATTTGGTTCATAATCTTTATTTGAATCAATTCTATCAATAGAGTATTCAGAACTTGGTCTACGCCCCACATCATTTAAAAAATTAATAAAACTATCTTTCCATCTTTTGCAAACTTTTATTCCTCTTTTACCATAATTATAATAATCTTTATTCTTCTTGTTATAACACCTTCTTTTCATATTTTGCCAAGTGTTATACTCATTACTTCCACATTCTCCATGTTTTGTTATTTTTTCTAATAATTTTTTTAATCTATATGCTTCATTTTTTCTCATAGATTAATTATACACTATTTTGTGCATAAAGGAAACTATTATTGACTATACATTTTTTGTACTACTTGAATAATTGATGCTGCGCAACAAACCCCAACTGTGTGTTGGTGTTCGATATCGTCGGCTAGATATTCAGTTCCGCCAGTTACCAGTGTTTCAGTTGCTGTAACTAAATCACTATGTTTTATTGTTCGCTTGTCTTTTTTTGATGGCTCACAACCGTGAGCGAAGTTAAAGTTTTCCATATAATATAATTATACTACCTACTTTTTTGATTGCAAGCTCTAACGTATAATTATTCCTTTAAAACTGTTAAATTTAAACAATCGTTTAATCCTAATAAATATAATTCTTCACCTAATATTCTTTCTGTGCTGAATTTTATAGTTTCCTTAATAGCTTCTCGCACTTCTTTCTTTACTTTCTTAGTGTTTTCTTCTATTAAATCGTGTATTTTTTGTTCTAATTCAATGTTTTCTCTTTGAAGTTTTTGTATTTGTCCGTTTAATAATCCAATCTGTGTTTCTTTATCCATAATTTTAATCTATTACTTACTTAGAGTTAGTTAATAATTATCTATTTTAATTAATTCAATCATATTGTTATTTTAATTGCCGTATTAATCATTATGTTTATTCCATTCTGCACGACTAACAGAATTATCTAATCTTTTAACTTTTATATTCATCTTTGCTAAATCTACAGTACAATCATCAAAGCAAATATCTACTTCTTCATTGTATTTCTTTTCTAATATTGCATCTGGTTTCAATCCTAGTTTCTCTGCCCACATACGAGCATAGTCTACTCCACCACCAGACCAAATTATCATATAATGCCCTTGTTCTTTGAACCAATTATAGATAGCAATAGTTTCATAGTGAGGTGTATCTACTTCTAGTCCAGTTATAACTCTTGGTATTATTAGTGTGTCATCTACATCAAATGCTATTTTCATATTATTTACAACAAGTGAAAACAAGAAATATTCCAACGCCAATCGTTAAAATAAGCATTATTAGTAAAGTTACTTCTATAAATTCATCAAATTTTGTCCACATATTAGCAGTTTATATTACCTTGATTTTTAATTAGTTCTACAATTTCATCTATTTCTAAAGCATCATTGTATTTATTTGCTATCGTTGTGCTTTTTATCCCTTCGTTATATTTTAATTCTCCATATTCTTGTGCAAAATCTTCTAACTCTTGAATATCTAACTGCTCTTCCCACTTTTCAAACCCTTCAGGACTATTGTTTGTATGACAAGGACATTTATCGTTTAAAAATTCTTCAAATGTTTTCATATATTTCTTAGATGGCTATTTACCATCGGTTAGTTCTAATAATCTTTCTCTATTCTCCTTAATTCGTTTCTCACCGACAGCACAATACTCTGCTTCTTTCTCAATACAAATCCAGTTTCTTTTAAGGTTCTCGGAAGCTATGGCTGTCGTGAATGAACCTGCACAGTTATCTAAAACTAAATCTCCTTCGGAAGTGTAGGTTTTAATGAGGTATTCAAATAGGGCTACTGGTTTTTGGGTGGGGTGGAGGGTTCTTTCAACTTTATTAAAACTTAAATAAGTCTTTGGGTATCTGTCACCAGTGTTTATTGTATTTGTTGTCTTATTCATTTTTCCATAAGTTCCTTTATTTGTGGCATCTCTTGAACAGTTTAGTCTCTGATATGGTTCGCCCTTTTCTTTTTGAGGATTATAAATAGTTTTACCTTTACAAAAAACTAATACACTTTCGTGGGAAGCAAGAGGCATAATTTTTGCATTAAGGTGTCCTGTTCCTCTATTTTTAATCCATATCCACTCATACTTAAACATCTTCACATTACTCATCACCAAAGCACTTGTGAAAGGTTGTGAGGCAGTCAAAACTATCGCCCCGTTGTCTTTGATAATCCTCTTATACTGTTCCCATAGTGGCTCAAAAGGGATGATGGTGTCCCACTTGCAGGCGGTCGTTCCGTATAGTCAAGGAAGGTCTGCCAAAATCATATCCACTGACTTGTCAGCGATATTTTGCATCAGTTCAAGGCAATCCCCTTGATTAACCGAATTTAATTTTAGCAAACCTTCTTTTGTTTCGTTTATCATAAATAATAATTTATATTCTTTTTAATCTTATCCCATACGACCTGTGGAATATCAACTTTTGCTCTATTTTCAAGCCAAGATACAAATTGCAAGTTATCCAGTAAAAGTGTTCCCCCGTTCGCTTTTGCTTCAATGTGGTCAAGCGAGGGCTTAATCCATTTATCTTTTGTAAACTTCCACTCTCCAAACAACTCATTAAACTTCTTATCGTTATAAAACTTTTCAATAAACTTCTTGTATATTTCTGTGGTAAATCCTTCGCAATCTCGCTTCCTTGAAAGTGAACGATTGAGATACTTTAGTTTTTCTATATCCCCAAACTGATTAAGCCATTCAAGTGAAACTTCATACTTCAAGTGTGCTTTCATATTCTTTAGATTGTGGTCTCGGCTCATTTTCTTTCCTTCAGACCAAACCTTTCTACCCTTACACGCTTTGCTTATATTTTCTCTATGTGTTTTTGTAAATACTCTTTTCATACTTCTATTCTATCATATTACACGCTGTTATGCAAGAGGTAAATCACAAAGTATCATATCAATACTCTTATCAGGTATATCTTTCATTACTTCTAAACAATCTCCTTGTATAACTTTGTTTATAAAATCATTCATCTCTTATTTCCTAATCTCTGTTAATTAATAATGTTTAACAATGTTTGCAGTTTATATCTCCACACCCACCCATGCAACATTTTGTTTCTTTATTTATTAAATTATTTGGTCGGGCAGTATAATTCAATAAGTGTTTTATAACATTACCTCTAAATTCAGGTCTGTTATCGGCTCTTCCAGACAAATTTGCATAATCAATCACAATTCTTTCGGCAAGTTCAATTATCCAAGTAGGAACAGTATCTTCATTTTCTTTTAATACGCAAGTATAACAAGTTGCTATACCATTTATATATCTTACTAAACCTCCTTTGAGAGAGCCACAGGTTTTACAAGGAGTATTATATATTGTTTTAGGTTTCTTTTTCATAATGTTTTAGATAGCTATTTACCATTGGTTAGTTCTGATAATTCTTTTGATTTTTCGTTTGAGTTTTCCATATAGGGTTAGCAAGTTACTATATAAGGTGGATTTAATGGGTTTGGATAAGTTCCATTTGGATTATAAGGGACTGATGGATATTGTGGAACATTATTTTGATGAATATAGATATGTATTTCTACTATTTGCTTATTTTCCTTTACTTTTTTTATTATTTTCTTTTTCATAATGTTTTAGATGGCTATTTACCATCGGTTAGTTATTCTTCAATAATAAATCCTAATGCACCCAGAAAAGAAGGTAATTGACTTCTCTTTAAAGGTTTAGTTCCACCACGACCATAAAATTTTGCACAATTTAATTCAGCACCGCTAAGGTCAGCACCGCTAAGGTTAGACTTCCCTTCAATTACAGCTTCTTTAAAAATTGTCTTGGTACTTTGAAACTTAATACCACCATAACGGCTATTTATTGCAATACCTACTTTCTTTTCCTCTACTGGTGTAGTATTTTGTTTAATAATTTCCTTTACTTCTTCTTCACTTAATTCTATTTCTTTGTTTTTTAATGTGTATTTCATATATTTATTCTTTAATTAGGCTTGTTAATTTTGATGAAATGGTGTCTAGTGCTATGTTATGACCGATTAGTCTTTCGTATAAATATCCATATCCGTCTTTTACAATTTTGTCCCTAGTTTTATCTAACGCATCTTTCTTTTCACTCTCCACCATATCTTTAATCATCTTTATCAGTGAGATTTGGCGAGAGGAGGACTTTTCTAAAACTTTTCTAGCATATTTTCTATCACTTTCTTTTTGGTCTTCTGGTAAATCTTTATAATTTATCCAAAGTTCTTCCCATCTCATTATTCTTTCTGGTGTTAACTTTTCAGTAGTTCTTAAATTCCTACTCCAATCACACCATTGCTGGTGTTCTAACTCTGCTAATTCTTCAAGTAGTTCCTTCTCACCTTCCTCTATAAAATTTTTAATGTTTTGGTTCATAGTTATGCAACTTAATGCTTAGGGTTAGTCTATAACGACACGAAGTTCATTCGACCAAACATCATGTTCCATTTCGTGTAATACTTTTCTAGTTCCTGCTTCGACGGGTTGTTCTCCGTGTTCGCAGTCTCCACCTATATGACGGATAATATAGTCTTTTTTACATGAGATATATTCTTGTCCGTCTTTTGTCCAACGATAAATAGGTTCTTTCTTTGAGACTATTTCGTGTCTATTTCCTGTTACTCCACTATCTTGTAAAACATGAATTTTAGATGACTTTGCTGTTTTAGGTGTTTTAGTATCTACTGGGTATAATACTAAATCTCCGTGATTGTTGAGTTTCATTTTATGATTTGTAAGAATTAATAAGTTCGTCAACCGACTGATGACGAAGACTAGCTACTGTTTCTAAACACTTTTCTGATTTTAAGGGTACAAACTTTGCATACATTTTATTACTTGACCAACTTTTATATGATAATAGACGAGCTTTTCCTATACCTTTTAGTTCTATTTCAAATAAATCATATCCTCCACATTCATCTGTACGGTCTATAAGTTTTTTGTCTACATTCTTTAAAAGTTCATCAATAGGTCTTTCTCTTAAAAGTACTGAACGCTGGTCTATATCTTCCCAAGAAAGTATTTCTACTACACTTGCAGTTTTTTGTTTATTAAATTGTTCTTCTGTAAATTTAACTCCATGAATATGATATAA